AAAAGATATAGGTTTGCTTTAATTCAATTTTACTATAGTCATTCTGGCTTTAAGAATAACTGTATTGTGCGCAACTTAGTACTAGGATTGGATGTGTCGACGTCAGTTACAGGTATATGTATCGTAGATCCACGAGTAGAAGCCTCCTCCGCGGGTTCTCACATAATCCACCTAGATCGTGTTGAATTTAAAAAATGTAAAACGTTTTGGAATAAAGCCGACGTAATTGCAAATGAACTTGTGAGTCTATTAAGCACGTATCCTGGCACGTATCAGGTTGCGCTTGAAGAACCTCTTTTAGGATTTAGAACAGGTATGTCTTCTGCTGCGACGATTACAACGCTAATGAGATTCAACGGCATAGTTTCATATATTGCTAGAGAGGTATTCAAAATTGATCCCGAATATATCCCCGCGTCTTCCGCCAGAAAATTGTGTGGAATTAAAATGCAAAAAACCTCAGTAGCAGGAATGAGTGGAAAAGAACAAGTATTCAAATACATGTCAGAAAACGACTTAAAGCACGTCGAATGGCCAAAGAAAAAGAACGGTTGCGCTGTTGACTGGAGTCGCGACGCTACCGATGCTTACGTCATCGCGAGGGCTGCTACTTTGCTTAAAAAATGAAAAAAGCAAAAGATTAGCGTTACTGTAGTAACTGGTGCTTTCTCTTACCGATAAGATAAAATTTTACGAATCAATTTTTGGTCGTGGTAGAATATCGAGCAATGGCAAAAATTTTGACGTTCGGTGTCCTATTTGCTCACCTCATGATGCTTCTAAAAAGAAGTTAGCGATTCGTACGGACGACGACGCGAATCACTGTTGGGTTTGTGGATGGAAGGCGAGGACTCTCGCGCCACTTCTAAAGAAGTATGGCTCACAAGAACACCTTGCAGCATATCGACAATTCACTGGTAATAATCCAAAACCTATTAATGTCGAACTTAATTCGCAACAAAAAATTGAGCTACCCAAAGACTTCAGGTTGCTCACACTAGCTAGTGATATAGATCCTGACGTAAAAGCAGCGTGGCGATACGTTTATTCCAGAGGATTAACAGACCGTGATGCCTGGTATTTTAAATTTGGGGTTTCTGATGAACCAAGATGGAAACGTCGCATCATTATGCCATCGTTCGATTGTGAAGGTAATTTAAATTATTTTGCAGCTCGGGCAATTGACAAGAACAAAAAACCCAAGTACGATAATCCTGACGTGGACAAAAACCCAATCGTCTTCAACGAGATCAACATAGATTGGTCAAAAAGAATCGTGCTTTGTGAGGGCCCCTTCGACCTCGTTAAATGTCCAGAAAATTCAACTGCGCTTTTAGGATCCGACCTCGACGAGCGCCACGAGATTTTCAACAAAATTCTGTTACACAATACGCCCGTTGCTCTTGCGCTTGATGGAGATATGTGGCATAAAAAAATGCCGCGAATCGTCAAAAAATTTCAAGAGTATAATATCGATATTGTTGTCGTCGATGTAAGACCGTGGGGAGACCCCGGTAGCATGACTAAAGCAGAATTTGAACGCGCCTTGATAGAAGCTAAACCCTTGACGTGGAACGACACCTTTTCTGATAGATTAAAGAAAGCAACGGAAATTAGCTTTAGATTATAATATTTAGTAACGATGAAAAACGTTATTTACGCTAGTGTAATATCAGAAGCCCGCCTTCGAAAGATAATTCAAGAAGAATTACAAAGAAAATACCTAATCGAAGAAGGATTGTGGGACGACGTAAAAGATGGCGTCAAAAAGTTGTCTAATTACGTTAGCGAAAAATTTAAGGCGGTAACTAGCGAATGGGCCAGCACGATCAGTTCAAAAATAGAAGCGTTATCACAAAAGCCAGAAGAACTAAATTTAGTCATGGCTGCTATAAAGCAAGGTATGGCGGAATCTGGCGATTCCTTACCTTTGGACGAAACGCTTAAGACGGCAAAAGAGCTAACAAAGGATTCTGCTTTAGCCGCAATTCAAAGCGACCTAGAAGGTCCCGTAAAAGAAAAGGCAGAAAAACTTCAAACTGGCGCAGCGATTGGAGAAGCCTACTCTATCCTCGTAACCGACGAATACATCAAACAACAAAAAATCTTAAAGGAAATGGGTCCCGAAACCATCATAGGCTTCGGATTGGCTATTGTTGGTGGCTTACCTTTATTGTTTAAAGGATTATTGAAGTTAGCTAATTACCTCAATGCTCCAAAAGCTGCAGAATTGTTTGAAAAAGCCGAACATGTAACTCATGCTATTGAAGAAAAAGTCATAGACTATATCGTCCCCGACGCGTTGTCGTACCAGATTTATAAGTTCTTGAATAACAAAGGTTATCACGTAACAAAAAACAAAAAGTTGTTGACTTACGAACAATATAAAAGCGATTCTGATAAGTCAAACGCAAGAAAAAAGACAGACGGACTTGTCTATAAGGCGATGTTAATTTATTTTGCCCTTAACGGTTTAGTGGGTGTATTGAAAGCTGGCGCTTCTCTTTTGGGGTTCGTAGAAGGCGGCGCTACAGCAGTAAAGGGTGTTGAATTGGCACACGGTGCAGAAGAAGTTGCACGAATTGTTAGAGCTGCCGAAGTTGGTGCTGTAACGGCCGCTGCAACGAGAGCTGCAAGTTCGATATAACTTGAACATCTAAATAAGATAGATGTATCATATTATTGATGGTTAAAATTGCCCACACCGCCGACATTCATTGGCGTGGTCTAAGTCGACACGAAGAATACCGAGAAATTTTTACAGCTTTCAATAAAGACTGCAAAAAGAATAAAGTAGACCACATCTTCGTCGGTGGAGATATTTTTCACACAAAAACTACGGGTATTTCGCCCGAGTACATCGATCAATTGACGTGGTGGCTAGATTCGATGGCGCAAATTGCGCCCGTACACCTTACGCTTGGTAATCACGATGGCAATCTTGTCAATTTGTCTCGGCAAGACGCAGTATCCCCTATCGTCCAGGCGCTTAACAACCCCAACGTCCATCTCTACAAGAAAAGCGGAGTCTATGAGTTCCATCCTGGTTACAATTGGTGTGTTTATTCTCTTTTTGACGAAGAAGGTTGGGGAGACGTTCAATCGCAAGCCGGCAAAGTAAACATTGGTTGTTATCACGGACCCGTACAGGGTTCAGTGACTGAAGTTGGTTGGGAAATGGAAGGAAAAAACCTCGAGTTTTTCAAGGATTATCCTTTCGTTTTTCTCGGTGACATTCACCAAATGCAACACTTAGGTTATAGGGAATGTTTAGACGGCAAAAAGAAGCCGTGGATTTCATATCCCGGCACGCCTGTTCAGCAAAATTACGCTGAAAATCTTGAGCATGGATATCTTCTTTGGGATATCGACGATCAAAGAACCTGGGATGTTTCGTTTAGAAAGTTACCTAATCCAAAGCCATACGTAACCATTCAATGGAGTGGTTCTACTAAGGATTTAATAGCTACAGCTTCAATTCATCCCGATGGTTCAAGATTTAGGGTTAGATCGTCGGAAGCTCTCGGTCAAAAAGACTTTAGACTTATTAGCGAAACGCTAAAGAATGCAAAGTCTGCGACCGAAGTTACCTTTAAATCTGATTTTATTGCAGATAAATCTGTAATCAAAACAGGGTCATCGACGCTAGAAAAAGCCGACCTAAGAAATCCAGATGTTCTTATTAAGTTAATTAAGGACTATTATTCTAACACTCAAATTTCCAAATCAGAGTGGGATACAATCACTGAACAAGTCAAAAACTGCCTTGCAGGTGTCGCTTCACAAGACGATATTGCTCGCAACTCAAAATGGTCTTTGCGTTATCTTTCTTTCGATAACATGTTCGCATATGGCCAAGACAACGTAATTAACTTTGATAAGCTCAATGGCATTGTCGGTATATTTGGCCCCAATAGAATCGGTAAGTCGTCGATCGTCGGTACATTGATGTACTCGTTGTTCAATGCGACCGACCGCGGACCAGTGAAGAACATCCACATTTGCAACATTAGAAAGCCCTATTGTTCATCGAAGGCAATCATTAATCACAACGGTACGGATTACGTCATCGAGCGTCAAACGGTAAAAAACGAAAACAAAAAAGGCGTAATCAATGCTTCAACTTCGCTAAACGTTTTTAAGATTAGAGACGATGGTGAAGCAGACGATTTGGCTGGAGAACAAAGAAACGATACAGAAAAGGTAATTCGCACGCTCATCGGTAACCAAGAAGATTTTATGATGACTTCCCTTGCAGCGCAAGGAGAAACTAATCAATTTATATCTCAAGGTTCTACGAAGAGAAGAGCCGTACTGTCAAAGTTCTTAGACCTCGATATCTTTGACAAGATGTTCGAATTGGCGAATAAGGAATTAATTGGTCTTAAGTCACAATTAAAAAATTGTCCAGATAGAGATTGGCAAGTTTTATTCGAAACTACGATTAGCTCTATTGAGTCAGCTAATAACTTGATTGATGAATTATCTCAATTGATCAAGGAAAAACAACGCGAACAGTCTCAGCTAAGATTGGAGTTGTCCAAGCACAAGGATGTAACGCCTGTTACTAAATCGCAAGTAGAATCTCACCTTAAGCAAATTCAGACTTTAGAAAAACAAGTTACGAACTACAAAAATGAGATTGATGCTTTGCAAGAAGAGATGCAAGAAGCTTCTAGCAAACTAGAAAAAATTTCTTTAGTTAAAAAAGAAAACGATTTGCAGGATTTGAAATCACGTCATGCAGCCTACAAGAGTCTTGAATCTTCTTTGCAAGTTTTACGATACGCTTACGATAAAGAAGAAAATACTCTGAAACAACAACAAAAGTCTCTTAAAATTTTAGATGAAGTACCTTGTGGCGATGAATATCCTACTTGTAAATTTATCAAAGATGCTCATAACAACAAGAAACAACTAGTTGACCAACAACAAAAAGCTAAATTTGCAAAAGACAAGCTACAAGAAGCTGCGGCTTCGTTAGAAAAACTCAAACAAGAAAATGTAGTCGACAAACTTGAAAAACTAGAAAAGTTAATTTCACTAGAAAATAAACTTTTACTTGACTTATCTAAAAAGGAAACTACACTAACTAAAATCAGGTCTATCTACGAGACTCAAATTGGTGAACTAGATCTTTTGAAACAAAAGCTAGATCATCTCCAAGAGGCATTAAAGAATGAAGAAAATGTAGAAGTTGTTTCCTTACGGTCCAATATTGAAAATATCTCAGAAGAGATTGATGCGCTTACAACGCAAAAAATTTCTGCAGCTACTCAAAAAGGAAAGTTGACGGCTAATCTTGAAAAGTATGAGGAAGAAAAGGCCATTAGAGACAATCTTCTAGAAAAAATGCGCGTACATGAATTAGTTACTGGCGCTTTTTCTAAGAAAGGAATTCCTTTAATCGTAATCAAGTCTCAACTACCTGCGATTAACGCCGAGATTGCAAAAATACTTCATGGTATAGTAGACTTTACGATCGAAATGGAGAATGATGAAAATACTGACTCTTCTGAAATTTACATTAACTATGGAGATTCTAGAAGAATAGTAGAACTATGCTCGGGTATGGAAAAAACAATAGCTTCTTTAGCCATTAGAGTAGCTATGATTAATATTTCATCGTTGCCTAAGCCCGATATCTTTATCGTAGATGAGGGATTCGGAACGTTAGACGACGCTGCCGTCGAAGCTTGTAATAGACTATTAACTTCGCTTAAGAGATATTTCAAGACTATACTAATCATCACGCACGTCGATGCAGTTAAAGACGTCGTTGATTGCATGCTTGAAATAACGAAGAATGAAAAAGATTCTAGAGTAGTTTTTGGAGTAGACGAATGACAAACTGGAAAACTTATCCACGCAACCGAAAAATCTTAAACAAAGATGGATACGCAATAATAGTGCCAGATTCGTTTAAAGAAAAAGCCAACATGCCTTTGTTTTGTGAAGTCTGTCAAATTAGTTTTTGTAATAAAGAAGATGAAAAAACCTATAAGTTATTTAAGTGTTGCGTTAGTTGTGCAGACGCTTGGGCATATTCTAACAAAGAAGAATGGATAAAAGGTTGGCGACCAGAATCGGATAAAATTAAAAAAGCAGTCGAAAAACGGCTTTTTACGAATCCTAACATCGTCTTCGAGTAAGAGCTGTATATTTAAAGGTTGGAGATACTATGCCTAAAATCGATTATAATGCATTAGGCCAAGCGCTTGATACAACGTGGGGCCGTACGTCGACTCCAAAAACAGCATCATATTCTGTTAAATTTTCTTTGGCCGGTGATGTTTTGATAGCTTCATATCAAGCTATCGTAAACTTTGCGTCAGAAAAAGAAATGATTCTAATGAAGCGTATGTACGAAGAAGAGTCTAAGACAGTTATTTCTGCCATATTGAAGAACGTTAAGTCTGTGTATAAAGATTTAACTGGCGAATCTTTAACGACCAAAGAGTATAATTCTTCTACATCGGTAGAAATAATCGGGTTTAACGTTCACAACCCGAAAAGAACGGCGTATATTCGTAGAAAAACGTCGTTTGAAATAGCATGACACAAACTCTAACTAGAAATGACCAAATAAAGGAGATCGTCCGATGCGGAAAGGACCCGGTCTACTTTATGAAAAATTATGTAAAGATCCAGCACACTGTGCGAGGTCTTATACCGTTTGAAACCTACGATTTTCAGGACGATTGCATAAAACACTTCGAACAAAGTCGATTTAATATCGTTCTTAAGTCGCGTCAGTTGGGTCTATCTACTGTCACCGCTGCTTACGCAGTTTGGTTCGCAATTTTCAAAAAAGATAAAAACGTTTTAGTCATTGCAACCAAACTATCAACTGCGATGAACTTCATTAAAAAGGTGAAGATCATGCTAGACGGTTTGCCCAAATGGTTGCTTCTTACGAAATTTGAACCCACGAAGCAAGCTATTAGGTTCGACAATGGTTCTCAAATTACTGCTATCCCAACTTCTCCTGACGCCGGGCGCTCAGAAGCCCTCTCTCTTCTCATCGTCGACGAGGCTGCGTTTATTAGAGACTTCGAAGACATTTGGACAGGTCTGTATCCTACCTTGTCGACCGGTGGTAACGCAATTATCATATCTACCCCCAAT